ACGGTAGACGGATAATGATCCGGTCCTCACATAGCGCTTTGAACTTCCTTTTACAGAGCGCTGGTGCCATCATTAGCAAGCTTTGGTACAACACCTGCTACGACGAACTTACGGCAGCAGGGTTTACCTACGGCGTTGATTGGTCCTTCCTAGCTCACGTTCACGATGAAGTGCAATTCGCAGTCGCAGGAGAACGCGCAGAAGAGCTTGGACTTATTGCAGTCGGGTCTTCTCGCTTGGCAGGAGATGCACTTGGACTCCGTATTGAAATCGGTGCTGAGTTCAAAGTCGGAGACAACTGGGCAGAGTGTCACTAAGACCTGCAAGGTTTGTAAAGAAACAAAAGATATTAGTCAGTTCGGGCGTAACGGTACTTGGCATCGTCCTGACTGTTTACCTTGCAACGCCAAAATGCAAAGGGATTACTTAAAAATCCGAAAGAAACATAAAACTCCTCCACTTGGTACGCCGTGTGAGTGTTGCGGTAAGACCAGTGAGAAGCTTCATTGGGATCATTGTCACGACAGCAGTGAGCACCGTGGTTGGCTGTGTAACAACTGCAACACGGGCATCGGCAAGCTAGGTGACAATATCGAAGGCGTCCTCAAAGCAGTGGACTACCTAGCCAAGGTCAATAAGCTGGGAACCCATCAAGGAGGTACTGATGACTTGGCTGCTGCTTGACGCAGATATGCTGCTGTTCCAAGCAGTCGTTTCCGCTGAAGTTGAGATTGAATGGTCAACCGACATCATCACAACTCACCTTCCTGTCAAAGAAGCTCAGTTCATTTTCAATGAGCTACTTGAAACCAAACGCAACCAAGCACAAGCTGATCGATTCACGCTTTGTTGGACTGCTAATGAAAACTTCCGTAAGGACGTTGCACCCACCTATAAAGCACACCGTACTCGTTACGACCGTCGCAAACCTGTGGGGTATAGAGCAGTGCGACGTTGGGCTGAACAGCAGTTCCCCTCCGAGTGCTGGCATCGACTAGAGGCTGACGATGTTCTTGGCATCCTTGGTACTCGACACCAGTACAAAACAGTTATCTGGTCTGGCGATAAGGATCTTAAACAGATCCCAGGTCTTCACCTAGATAACGAAGGCAACATCTATCACATTTCCCAACTTGAAGCTGATGTCTATTTTTATCGTCAGGCTCTTACCGGTGATTCCACTGACGGCTATCCTGGCTGCCCTGGCGTGGGACCAAAAACAGCGGAAAGACTTATCGAGGAAACTGGGTTTGACGAAGCCGCCGCATGGAGAACTGTAATCAGTCAATACAAAAAGAAAGGTTTAGGTGCTGATTACGCCTTGACCCAAGCACGCCTTGCTCGCATCCTCCGTGACACTGAGTACACATTTGATGAAGTTCAACTATGGACCCCAACTTCGATCCCATCTGTCCCAGCCACTACGCTTTCGACGAAGGAGTAATTGAATGCATTGATTACATCGAAAGCCACGCCTTTGATTTTATTGAAGGCAACGTCATTAAATACGTCACTCGGTACCAACACAAGAACGGTACTGAGGATCTTAAAAAAGCTCGATGGTATCTCGACCGCTTGATCAAACGATCAGAAGAATGGGACGCCAAGTGGAGCAAACGCCAAAACATTTATCAGGAGGTTATTGACGATGCTGACTTCGAACTCCGAATTAGTTCGGACTTGGATGCAACGAGCGGACCAGTTAACCAATCCTGATAACGAACAGCGTGAACAGCAACTTGCGTATGTCGAAGAAGAGTTCTATGAACTTATGTACGCGTATCGCAATGAGTCTCGTTCACAAGTTATTAAGGAAGCCTGCGACCTACTATGGGTCACTTATGGTTTGCTTCTTACCTTGGGTGTGGATCCTGATTCTGCTTTCGATCGGCTCTACACCTCTAACTGGTCCAAGTTTCCTTTCACAAAAGTGGATGGAAAAGTCCAGAAAGGCCCCAACTACAAACCCGTTGACTTCTCAGACCTATGAAGCCTTACGATGAACTGCTGAAACAAATTCCTCAAGGCGCTTGGCAATATGTCGAAGCCGAATATGAGGAAGATGATGAAGGTGAGGGCTCGATTCAGTTCTATTGGGACGAAGACGAGCACCCTGAACTAGCTCCCCTTTCTCAACTCACTGAAGATCAGTGGGAAGACTTTGTAATCACTTCACTTCAACGAGCAATTGACAACGATGAAACTGACCAAAGCGACTCTGAACCCAGCAATCGCGATGACCGGGAGGGTGGAGAGCTGGATTGAGAATCCCACCCGCCGTTATCCCGTTAGTTGTACTGTGTTCGTTGTGGAAGACACAATGGACGAGCACGAAGATGGGCTTGAAGGGTCTTGGCAATTTGCTAGTAAAGCTCTTCGATACGGTGCAGGGGTGGCTATCCATCTTTCTAAGCTTCGCGGCAGGGGCACAAAGAACACTCACGGAATGGTTGCTTCAGGCCCTTGTGGGTTCATGGAGATTTACTCCAAATTCAACGAGATTCTTCGTCGCGGCGGTACCTACCGGAATGGTGCGGTGGTTGCTCATCTTGACGCAGATCATCCTGACATTTTGGAGTTTGTTAATTACGATCGCGGTCGTATTCCTTGGATCAAACGTTGCGTTAATGTTGATCCTCTAATTATTGACGAACCAGACAAACTGAAAGCAATCATGGACGCTGCCCGTAAGGGTGATGTTTGGATTGTTAAAAAGCAGTACGACGCAAACGGAGAGCGCATCTACTCCAACGTGTGCCAAGAGATTCTTTTGAAGTCTCGGGACACTTGTCTGTTGTCTCATATCAACTTGGGTCTCACTAAGATTGATGAGATTCCTCAAGCCTTTGCTGATGGCATGAAGTTCCTTTGTGAGCTTTATGAGCAAACTGGGGTAGATGAATCTGGCATCTACAGCCGCAAAGATAACCAAGTTGGTCTGGGTGTTCTTGGCCTGGCAAACTTGCTGGCTATTGAAGGCGTGACCTATGAGGACTTTGTGGGTGCTTTGCGTCGCAAGAACCTGGGTGTAGGTAGCGCTGAAACCAAAGCCGGTAAGATTGCTCACGCCATCTTCCTGGGCTTTATGGAGGCCTCTAAGGTGGCTGCTGACCATAAGATGTCACGAGCTTTCACAGTGGCTCCTACAGCGTCTTGTGCGTACCGCTATGTAGATCGTGAAGGGTTTACTACAACCCCCGAAATCTCACCTCCTATTAGCCGTGATGTAGATCGTGATAGTGCCACTCTTGGTGTGCAAAGTTACAAGTTCAACCCCAAATGTGAGACCGCTGAACAAGTTGGTTGGGATACATTTTTCGAGTTGAACTGTGAGTGGCAACGGCTGATGGATAGCACGGGAATGGCTCACGCAATTTCTATGAATTGGTGGTCGGATATGACATCCATGGACCGTCAATTTATGTCACGATGGTTGAACTCCCCCTTGAAGAGTTTGTATTACTCTCTTCAAGTAATGGCCGACATCCAAGATAAATCCAATGCCTACGCCGCTATTAGCGATGTAGATGTTGAGGATTACCTTGCCAATTTGTTGGAGGGAGATTCTGAACCTCAATGCGATTGCGCCGAATGAACCCGTATCAGAAACTGCTAGCCCGTAAGCGCACTTGGACTCCTATTCAATCAACCGCTGGCAAACTGAAAGAGGGCTCGGAGGAAACAGTCTTCCGGGCTCTTGCCCTTCGGCACATGGAACTGCCTGTTGGTGACTTTATTGATGAAGCACTGAAAAATGAAGTACCTAAGGCGTCAGTGGACCTCCTACGATCCAACATCAAAGACGAGGAAAAGCATGACCTTGCGCTCGGTTACATCACCAACGCTTTGGGCATGGATGAGAAGGCTGAATCCGAAGCCCTCAAGCTTAGGGATGCATGGATTCAACATCCAGATCACACGGTCCTCAAAGCAATGGTGGCCGAGCGTGCAATTTTCTTCGTCCTACTTCCCTTTTTCCGTTTCAACGGTGACGCTGGACTGAGAACGGTATCTGCTGACATCTCTCGTGATGAACAAGTTCACGTTGCTGCCAATAGCCTTGTTTGTCGTGAGCTGGGGCTTAGTGTCTCTCCTTCTCTTGATAAATTGCGTAAGGCAACTATTAACTGGGTGATGCAACCCCTTGGTAGTTCCGACAACAAGTATCTGGACAAGCAGTTTTGGCTGGATCAAAGCGACAGCCTGATGTACTCAGGTAAAGCTGAAGGTTTAATTGAAACCCAACGAGCTCGGATGCCTGCGTTCTTTGAGACGAGTAATTCTGACCTTCCCAGCTACGCTTAATTTATAAGGGGTTACGTTATGGCGCTGATTACCCAAGATCAATTTTTTGAACTTTGGTTTCCTGGTAGTTATTGGGATCAAGCAAACAAAGCTCTTGGTGGTCACGACACTGCTGGAGCTAGACGTAACGCACGGGAATCCGAAAACGGAAGGCGTCAATTCAATGAAGCTTGGAACAGCTTTAACCAACGACAGATTCTGTTAGGCAGCGCTTCTGATGTTGAAGAACCTTTTTATGGTTACAAAGCTCCTCCCTCAATGAAACTACCTACTTTTCAAGTAGGTCAAGGAAACTTTAGAGATTACATTGCTCAATTTGATGCAGCTCAGCAAGCGCAAACTGATTACTTAAGAGAATCAAACAAAGCTCTTCAAGCTATTACAGAGCAGAAGTACGCTTTAGCTCAACAGCAAAAAGAAGAAGAAAAAGTTAAAACTGAATATCAAAAAGTTTTAACTGAAACTCAACAACAAGCTGCTGTTGTTAAGAAGCAATCGCAAGCTGTTGTAAATAGACAGCGTGCTCAGTCATCTTTGAGTGCAGCTCAAGCTCGCCAAGAAGCTCAAAGAGTTGCTCCAGAGCAAACACAACAAACCAGAAGATCACAAAACGTTGGACAACCTGGGGTTTCTAGGACTCGTGTTAGTGGTCGGTTTGGTATTGGTGGCTATGGTGGTACCGCTCCTGGTCGCGTCAATCCAACTGGCTTGAACATATGATTCCTTACATCGAACCAGAGATTATTCAATACCTAGAAGAGCTGTATCCAGATAAATCTCCTGACCTTAGTATGGAAGAGAAACTTATCTGGTTTGCTGCTGGACAAGTATCTGTTGTACGGCATTTAAAAGACCAGTACAACTTACAAGTAGAAACTAAGTACAGCTGATGGCTAAGGACAATTCTCTCAACTGGATTTTAGGCATCGGCTCTGTACTTGGTGCAGCAGCTCAGGTTTACTCTGGTTATCAAGCTTCTCAAGCTGCTCGTCAACAAACTGAGGCATCTAGAGCTCAAGCAGCAGCCACTCGTGAAGCAGCGTTGCGTCAAGTGCAACAGATGCAAGCTGAGGCTTCTCAACGTTCTCAGCAGTTCCAGCAACAGATTGAGCAAAGCCGTCTTCAAACGATTCAAGCTGCTGAATCCGCCAAGATGGCTCAGCAGACAGCAATGCAGCAGATTGCTCAGCAAAAGTCTCAGTCTGCTTTAGCTATTCAACAAGGCCAACTGCAAGCTGCCATTCAACGTCAGCAGGGTGTTTCTAACGTTGGCTCTCCTGTTCGCCGTCGTGTTGGCACACCTGCTGCACTGCGTACTAGTTTGGAGATACAATCCCCTCTTACTGCTGGTGCTAGCGGTATGGGTATGGGGGCAAGTACTGCAACTGGTGGTTTGAATGTCTAACGCTGCGGCTCGTTATTCGGCACTTGAGCCGGAAAAGACTATTTATCTGGATCGAGCCATTGAGTGCAGCAAATACACTCTGCCGACTCTTATTACCGAAAACGACCGTAGTACTGGTAAAAATCTTTACACAAAGATTGCTACTACCTACCAAGGTCTTGGTGCTCGTGGTGTCAACAACCTGGCTAGCAAGCTGCTGATTGCTTTGCTGCCTCCTAACCAAGCTTTCTTCCGTCTCTCTGTAGACGACATGAAGCTGAAGCGGGAACTTGAGAACTACAAGGAGCTGCAGTCAGAGTTTGATCAACAACTGGCTTTGATGGAACGCGCAGTGATGCGGGACATTGAAGAGTCTGGTGATCGCACGGCGCTGTTTGAGGCCCTCAAGCACTTGATCATTGGTGGTAACGCCCTGTTGTATGTCGCTGAAAGTGGCACCAGGGTTTATCCACTGAAGTCTTTTGTGCTGAACCGTGACCCTGAAGGGAACATCCTTGAGGTTGTGGTGCGTGAAGAAGTTAGCCCTGATGTGCTGCCTGAAAAAGTTGCACCTAAAAACAACGATGGCAAGTTTGTAGATAAGAGTGTTTTCCTCTACACCCATATCACTTGGGATTACAAAGCTGATCGGTGTAATTGGTACCAAGAAGCTTACGCAAAACAGATTGGCAAGAAAGGTTCTGTTCCTATTGAAAAGAGCCCCTGGATTCCCCTTCGTATGTTCCGCGTGGCTCATGAAGCCTACGGTCGTGGTTACTGTGAGGAGCTTTTGGGTGACCTCAAGAGCCTTGAGTATCTTTCTAAAGCAATCGTTGAGGGCTCTGCAGCAGCAGCAAAGATCATCTTCCTCTGCAAGCCAAACGGTACGACTCGTCCTGACGCTCTTGCTCGGGCTGCTAATGGATCAATTGTTGCAGGTGATCCAAATGATGTAGCTCCTCTGCAAATGCAAAAGCAGGCAGACCTTACGGTGGCTCTCAACACCATTGCTCGCATTGAACAACGCCTTAGCTTTGCGTTCCTGCTTAACAGTGCCATCCAAGCTGGTACCTCTGGCCGGGACCGAGTGACAGCCGAAGAAATCAGAATGGTTGCACAGGAGCTGGAAGCAGGATTGGGGGGCATTTACAGCATCTTGAGCGTTGAGATGCAGCTTCCTCTGGTCAATCGCAAGATGGCTCTTATGGAGCGTCAAGGGCGTCTTCCGAAACTTCCTAAGGATGTTGTAAAACCTCAGATCACCACTGGTCTTGATGCTCTTGGCCGTGGTAACGATAAGGCCAAACTGATTGAGTTCCTGCAAACCATTGCTGGCACTCTGGGTCCTGAGGTAATGGCTAAATACGTTAATAGCCGTGAGCTGATTACCCGCCTTGCTGCTTCTGACGGTCTTGATACTTACAAGTTGATTAAGTCAGACGAAGATCTCATGGCTGAAGAGCAGCAAACAGCTATGATGATGCAGCAACAAATGGCCGCGCAAGATCCTAATAACGATCCTGCTAAACAGGCCGCTCTCGTTAAAGCTGAAAATGACTCAATCCGGGCAAATCAAGAAGTCGCCGCTGGTGGAGGAACCCCTGGAGGTTTCTGAGGCTCCTAAAAAAGCCGCACCTAAATCCAAAATGGATGTACTGATCGAAGAGCTGAAAGCTAAGAAGCCTGAAGTTTACGAACAGTACGTTGCTGCTGCCAAAAACAAGCGGCCCGTTTGGATCTATCCTGATCTGACCGTTCGGATCGGTTGATCATGGAAGTCATTGCTGACAATTTCCTGTCTCAAGAGACGGGACCTTATAGCGAGCAAGATCTGCAAGCTCTTCAAGAGGCTGAGCAGCAAGAGCAACAGGAAGAGCTCATTGGTGGCAAATTTAAAAGCCCCGATGATCTTCTGCGTGCTTACCAAGAACTAGAGAAAAAGCTTGGCAATCGAACTGGTTATGAGAAAGCTGAAGGGGAACCTGAAGCTGGTGATGACCAAGCCGCTGAAGAGCCTGTCATTCTTTCTCAAGAAGAGGAAGCCACCATTCTGGAAAGCATTGGTGGTGAAGAAAACTTCAGCGCAGTCCAACAGTGGGCAAAGGAAAACCTTGAAGCTGGTGAGCTTGAGGCTTACAACCGTGAAGTCAATAGCGGTGACTACTACCGAGCTCGTAACGCACTGCAGTCTCTGTATTATGCGTTCCAAGAAAACTCTGGTTATGAGCCTGAACTGATTGGTGGAAAACTTTCTGCAAGTAGCAGTGATGTGTTCCGTTCAAGCCAAGAAGTCATGGCTGCTATGAGCGACCCTCGGTATCTGCAGGATTCTGCTTATACCCAAGATGTACAAGATAAGTTGCTTCGTAGCGACGTTCTTGGTCCTAGGGGTTAATATTTCAATAGCGAACGTAAACATTGTTGCCGCCGAGGCGATAACAACAGTGATATACGAGCGCTCGTAAACTTCTACCTCCATACTGACGATGCCTGATTTTGCATCTCTCAGCCGGTTGGGTGGGCTTAACGGCGTTCAGTACAACGCAGGTTCCGCCTCCGGCAACTACGAGAAAGAGAACTCTAATTTCCTGAAAATCTTTTCGGGAGAAGTTCTGACCACTTTTAATCGTGAGACGATCTTCAAAGATCTGACCATGAAGCGCACCATTTCTTCGGGCAAGAGCGCAAGCTTCCCGATTACTGGTCGTTTTTCCAGCCGTTACCACCGTCCTGGTGATTGGATCACCGGTCAAGGTAACAAGGGCATGATTGGCGAAAAGATCATCACCATTGATGACCTGCTGATCGCTGATGCTTCCATCTATGACCTGGATGAAGCCAAGCTGCATTGGGATGTTCGTTCGATCTATTCGACCGAGCTTGGCCGCGCACTGGCCCGTGCCTATGACCAACGTCTTGCTCGCACCCTGTTGGCTGCTACTGAGTCTGACGGTCGTGTGAAGGACTGGGATTCCAAGCGCTTCCAACTGAATGGCGGTACTTACTCCTCTGTGAGCACCAACACCATTACCCTGAGCGCTAACTTCCAAACCGCTGAACTGACCTATTGGGCAGTGGGTGAGGTTGTGTACGGTGAGACCTCCGGTGCTTACGGTGTGATCACGACTGCTCCCACCAACGGTGCTGCTACCTTCGTTATCAACCCGATTGGTTCGATTGGTACTGGCTCTAACGCTGCCTTTACTGTGGGCGAGCGTCTGTTCGTTCTGAACGCAATGCCTGGTGGTACTTCTTTCACCGGTATTGACCTTAACGGCGCTGCTGACCGTAACGCCCGTGGCGATCTGATCGTTGAGAACCTGTTCAAAGCTTGCCAAGCTCTGGACGAGAAGGATTCTCCTAAGGAAGGCCGTGTGTGCGTCCTGAGCCCTGGTGCTTACTACG